GTTTGTTCGCTATGTGTTGATTAATCCAGTAATATCCCAATGGAGTCATGATCAGTACGATTACTCTCAGGATGCCGGGGTCATGGAAAACAAAATGACCATCCAGTACGAAACTGTTAAGTACTACTCGGGCGCAATTGGATCAGTTAGACCGGACACCAACGTTGTTGGATTTGCTGATCCTAATGCGTATGATCAACGATCAAGCCCATTGACGAGACCGGGCGGCATTGCCAGTGTCATTGGACAGGGTGGACTATTGGACACAGGAATAGGTATTATGGGAGATTTGCAAGCAGTGACACAAGGCAGAGGAGGCCTAAGTAATATTTTAGGTGCGGTACAAAACGCCGGCACATTATACAATACCTTTAAAGGCAAAAATCTTGCTTCTATTGTTGCATCTGATGTCGGGGGAATTGTAGGCGGTGCAATTGGACAGCTACGACAAACACTTCCTGGGCAAGCCCGTAGTACTTTTAATTTCCCCAGGCCAGCGCCTGGCGCAGGTGGTCCTGCAAGTCCTGCCACCGGTGGTCCTGCAGCCTTTAATCCCGGGGGTTAAAGTATGGAATCTTCAATCAATATAGCCAATCAAAACATTGACCTAAGTGTACGGGTGTTTGATAGTTTTTATGAGTTCGGGGTAGATGTTGATGCAAACACGTATGATGTGGTCAACAGCTACTTTGAATCTGTGTGCACAGACAAACAGATTGCTAGAAGTTTTACAGTAAGCTTGTTTAGAATTGCCGAACAAACCAAAGTACCGGTATTGTCGCTGTTGGCTCAAGTGGGCGGGCAGTCGCCGGGCACTCAGACAGAAATTCAGTTGTCAAATACCATGGTGTATTATCTTAATGGCATACGTAGTCCAGCAACATTACTGGGACTTAATAGTGCCATTACCCCGAACTACTGGGCCGCCCGTAACGTACTGCTATGAGCAAGTTTGCGCAAGGGGTGTACAAGGTCACCAATCGAGCAAAATATGTAGGCAAGCGTGAACCCAGGTATCGATCAGGCTGGGAACACAGCTTTATGACCTTTTGCGACAACAACGATCATATCCTGCAATGGGCCAGTGAATCAATCAGTATTCCGTATCTTAACCCGCTGTCGGGCAAGATGACAATATACATTCCAGATTTCCTTATCACATACCGTACCCGTGATGACCGGATGTGCGCAGAAGTAATCGAGATCAAACCAAAAAAACAAAGTGTAATTGAATCTAAACAATCTTCCCGTGACCGTGCTATTGTGGCAGTGAACTACGCCAAGTGGGCTGCCGCTCAGAAGTGGTGCGCACGAAATGGGCTGGTGTTTCGCGTTATCACCGAATCGGATTTGTTCAGGAACGGCGGTAAATAAAGGTGTAGTTCGCGATACGGGAATATCCAACTACTCTAATGCTTGGAAGGAGCAATCAGCATGCCTACTTATCTCTATGTGAAAACACATAACAAAACTGGGTTAAAATACCTGGGCAAAACAATACAAAATCCATACAAGTACAAAGGATCTGGCATATACTGGTGCCGTCATCTATCAAAACACGGAAATGATGTAACCACTGAAATTCTTAAAGAATGCCAAACTAATAACGACGTAAAATATTGGGGACAGTATTACAGTGACTTATGGAATGTTGTTGTTGATGATGCATGGGCTAATTTAAAACCAGAAACCGGGGATGGCGGCTCTGGTAAAATGTTATCATCGACTAAAGAAAAAATTAAACAATATCAAAAATCTAAAACTTGGACTAAAAAAGCAATCCAAACTAGATTAGATAATTGTCTTAAAGCAGCAAACGCAAGAAAAGGTAAATCTTGGACCAATTCAAAGCGTCAATCTACTCTGAATACTTACATACAAAAAAATTTAACCATTGCATTACAGATTATTTCTTTGCACGATGCTGGGCTAAACAATCTACAAATTTCTAAACGATTAAACATCTCATGGGCTAAGGTCAAATATTCTCTGCAACATCGCAAAGACTTTGAATCATGCAAATTAACTCATTAAATATGCTATGTCCCTTCCAACCAACAAAAACCTTGAGGCGTTGTTCAACCTACCCCGTGACCAGGATAGTAGTGATATTGAACCAGGTGTGCCCGCCCACACCGATGATATACAAACACAGCTAACCATTCTTCCCGAAACATTAGATGCACTGGACAAGATTGAAGCAGCCTTGCCGGCAGTGCGAGGGCTTGAGTCCAGTGACCAAGAGATGGATGACCTGGCGTTAAAAGCCACCGAAAGCTTTGACAATCTAATGGACCTAGGGATGAATGTTGACAGCCGCTATGCTTCAGAAATCTTCAACGTGGCAAGTCAAATGCTAGGCCATGCTATCACAGCAAAGAATGCCAAGCTTAATAAAAAGCTCAAGATGATTGAGTTGCAACTTAAAAAAGTCAAGCTAGATCGAGACCTAGCTGGGGACTCTGTAGAGCACCCCACTGGGCAAGGCCATGTACTTGACCGCAACGAACTACTGCGTCAGATACTGGGGAAGAGTAATGTCTGATGATGTTAGTGCCAGAAGAGCACCAATTGATGAATTAAACATCTATTTTTTAAATTCTGATACAGTTGGGTGGATTTGTTCCCCCATAGGTGGGTTTGGAAATCACATACGATGGATGTTAACATTGGATGCTAAAATACAAGCAAAAATATATACCCACAGCAAGCATTTTTGGCCATATTACACTATTGATGACAAACTAATTTATATTTCTAAATATGTTTATGGGAATTTCCGTACTTGGCACAACTGGCTACATACGGAGTGGAAAATTCGAAAATTACTAGATCCAGTAATTCCACTTGAGCATCACTATACTGCACAGTCTGAAATTACACGTACATACAAAGGTATACTTTGTACTGTATCCCCAGATCTTGCATTGCGCTGTTATTTAAAATTTAACTCTAGCTTAAACAATATGACAATTGATGGATTTCAATTGTCTATTAAAAGTATGAGTCACAAACTTAAAACATACGCCAGACTCAATAATTGTTTATGTTTAGATGCAGACACTTTATATACCGAAGTACTAGACCGGGATTTTTACGCAAGCATGATTGACTACTTGGGGTTTGACGATAATTATGAGTCAGCTGCGGTGATTCATGCACGGTGGTACCAGTTACACCAAAAGGCCGAGCGCGAATTTGTCGACTACGTAACCAATCTCTATCAACCTGAACCAAATAATAATATTGGTAAAACACTAAATACAGCCATAGGACTCTGATATGAAAACATTTGCGCAATATCTAGTGGAAAGTGAAAAGACTTTTGACTACCGCATCAAGATTGTAGGCGATGTGTCCCCTGAATTCTTAAAACAATTCAAGGACCAGCTGAAAAAGTTTGAACCTGCCAGCATTGGTGAAGTTAAAACTACACCTATTGTGGCTCAGCCACAAGGGTTCCCGGGCTACCCTAACCACGCAGTCAACATGATTGATGTGAGCTTTAAGTATCCTGCAACTCCTCCACAGATTGAACAAGTGGTTGAGCTCCTGGGCTTATCCCCTGATCGTGTCGGCATGAACACTATCAAGTGGCAAGAAGGCATGGACAAGGAACTGCTGGGTATTGCGGATCAAAAGGATCTGCTTACAAGCGAGTACCCGCCAACTGATGCTGAACAAAAGCGCATCAAGAAAGACTATGCAGCAGCAGCGCAAGATAAAGAAGTAGTCAAGAACTCGGCCAGCCAAGCCCGTTTTACCGTAGCAGGCGGTAAAACCCCACCAGCAAAAACCACAAATGACTTGCCACAGGGCATCCAGAGCCCCATGTCAAATGTCAAGCGCCCCGCAAAACCAGCAACCGGCAAACAGCCACAAGGAAACTAATCATGGACATGTACGATATTCTCAAAAAATTAAATTCAGTTGGTAGTACTCCACTGTATGAATCCGCTGTGCAGCGCGCCGCTGCGGTTGACAAGAGCCGGATCCCTGCGTACAAACGCAAGGACAGCGGCGAAGAAAAGCTGACCCTTAAAGATCTTGAAGCTGAACGCAGCAAAAGCGCAACTGGTGCTGCAGGATTGAAAAAACTTAAAGACCGCACCGGAATTCGCGAGTCCGAAGTTGAAGAAGGTTATTACAAAGATCCTGACGGCGACGATGAGTCAGAAGAAGATAAAGAAGATAAAAAAGATAACGAAAAACGCCGTCGAGAAGAAGACGAAATGGATGAAGGTAACGAATTCGTTAAAGCTCGTCGGGATGCTATCCGTGCCGGTAAACCCACATTTATGGTTGGTGGAAAAACACACAAAGTAACAGGCGACACTAGCCAAGAAAAATCCGGCGTAGATGAGTCTGCTGAAGAAACTACTCGTGGTCGAATTCACCGTGCCGCGCCCGGCGGCTATGGTCGTAAGTATGACCAGGACGATGAAGAAGGCGGCGAAAAGAAGGCAGCAGCGCCCAAGATTGATCGTGGTCGTGGACGCCCTAAGAAAGAGCGTCAACCCTTCTCTGGTGATGAAGCCGGCAAGCTACAAAGCTTTGTTGTGGGCAACAAGCCCAAGGGCGGATTGCCGGGCAAGGCAGGTGTCAAGCACACCAAGATGGCCGATCAAGAGAAGGCAGAAAAGGCACGTGAGCGCGCCGCTGCCAAGGACGAACTTGATGAATTAAGCCCGAAAGCACTGGGCAACTACCGTAATGCAGCACTGGCACAAGCAAACAAATCTGGTGGGATTGCCAAGGCATTAGACAGAAGTGCTATGGGCGCAACAGAAAAAGAATCAGACAGAATCAGAAACAGCAATGTAACTGATCCTAAGCTCAAGTATCAAGGTGGTGGTGACGCTTACGCCAAGCAGTCACAAAAGAGATTTGCCGGCGCCAAGCAAGCATTAGCCAAGGGCGCAGTTCAGAATGAAGGCGAAGACGAGTTTGATCCAGCCAATCGCGGCGAGTATGATCGCGAAGGTGAAATGGCCCAGGATCAACTTACCACTGCCGCCGACGCTGCTAGCGAATTGCGCAGTATTCTTGACAGTGAT